CTGCTGGCAAATAGGTTGTCCGTATTTTTGCAATCGTCGACTATTGGACTCAATATTGTTTAAAACCAGTCCATGACTGGATGTTTTCAATATTGAGATTACTGCCTACAGACGCCACTTTCAACCAGGATGGAAGTTTAAAGACTTTAGTAGATATACAGTCTAAATTCCATTGGGATTATGACTTAAAGTCTGCTACTGATCTTATTCCCCGTCCATTGTATGAGGCACTGTTTTCAGTACCTTTTGGACCTGACTTATCCTCTTTATGGATGAATTTATTGAGTGATCGAGATTTCCGAGTAGTTCAGCTCCCTGTACCATCTTTTAGAGATTGGTTATCTCTTCGAGATATACAGTGGTCTGATTACTTGATGAAATCAACATATAATCGATTATCTCTTAAACTTCGCCATAAACGATATGTCGAGAAAATCAGAGCCAAGAATCGACGTTTTGTTTCTTACGGAACAGGACAACCTATGGGAGCATTATCTAGTTGGGCTTCGTTAGCCCTGGTCCACCATGCCATAATTCAATTTTCTGCTTGGAAGAACTATCGTTTCCCTTACCCTTATTATCGGGTATTAGGAGATGATAATGAGATTGCTCACGACAAAGTCGTGGCGCAAGCTTATGTTCAATCTTTAGCGGAATTTAGAATCAAGACGGGCGGATTAAAAGATTTTGTATCATCCCGTGGTTTCCTGAACTTTGCTAATCAGTCATATATTAACTTAACTAATATCTCACCGATGTCACTCAAAGAAGAAATTCAATGTGTGACGGCTCAGGCTAGAGTTGCCTCAGCTTATCGTATATTAAGTCGGTGGGATACAGTTAATGTTAATAAGACTGGTTACCTCAAGTCCTTGTTGGGGACTGTGGCAAATCCGAAACAGTATGGAAGCGTCATTAAGTGGTTCTTTGGAGGGCCATTAAGTCTCTCAAAGAAATTATTTGATGTACGTATTCTCTTAACTCTTCTTACAACATCACCTTTAGTAACGAATAAGGTGTTTGGAGTAAGTCCCTCAATGGTCTTTCCACGAATCGGCCTCGCCGATCCGGAGGTTGACTTGAGAAGGAAGGTTGGAGAAGTCCTAAATTCGCCTCTTGATGTTCAAGATATTAGAGAGATTGAGAAAATCTCTAATTATATGGAACGTCAAGGGAAAAGAATAGTAGGAGTACTTAGGGATACCTATAAACACCAAGCTCTAGCGATAGAGGACATCTTCCAGCATTTATTAGCTGAGAAGCATGTCGTGAATAGGATGTTCTTTACTTG